GGAGCGGCAACAGCAGGCGAGTACGGAGCGGCAACAGCAGGCTATAAAGGAGCGGCAACAGCAGGCGATAGCGGAGCGGCAACAGCAGGCGATAGCGGAGCGGCAACAGCAGGCTATAAAGGAGCGGCAACAAGTAAAGGTAAATCGGCAACTGGCGATTATGGCTTATCTGTTGCAAGAGGAAACGGTGTAAAAGTCAAGGGTGGACTGAACGCAATTCTCGTCATTGCCGAAGAAAGTATTTGGGATTGCGAAATCAAAGACTGGAAAGCGGTTGTTGTTGACGGTGAAAAAGTCAAAGCAGATACATGGTACAAGCTAGAAAATGGCGAACTGGTTGAGGTAAAGGAGTAGATAATGGCAGAACTAATCAGAGTAGACCAAGCGATAAAACTCACAACAGAGTTTGAGCAAGTGTCGAAAGAAATAGATAAAAAGATTGAGACGGCAAACTCACTTGTAGTTAGTGAGGACAACTATAAAGAGGTTAAGAAAATCAGAGCGGAACTGAATAAGGAAGCCAAACAGTACGCAGAGGATTTTAAGGCAATCAAAGAGAGCGTGCTTGCCACATGGAACGAGTGCGAGGACGCATACAAGAAGAAAATAAGGGATAAGTACGCAGAGAGTGACGGAATACTTAAAGCGAAAGTTGGCGAGATTGAGGACGGAATAAAGAACGAAAAGCGAGAAAAGGTTGTTGAGTTTTTCGAGAAACACAGGGCAAGCCGAAAGCTAGACTTTGTTACGTTTGATGATATGAACCTCAAAATCGGCATGAGTAACAGCCTTGCGTCACTCAAAAAGGAAGTTACCGAAAAGCTAGACGAAATCCTAAAGGGATATGAGGGAGCACTAGAAACATCACCTGATGTAGTCGCAGAGTTTAAGGAGAACGGTTTTGACTTTGCAAGAGCCTTTACAACCGTGAAAGACCGAGAAGAACGCAAGCGAAAGGCAGAGGAAGAACGCAAGGCAATGCTTGAGGCGAGAGCCGAGAGGGAACGCAAGGAAACAGAAGCGAAAGCAATCGTTCAGGAAACAGAAATAAAAGAGAGTGACGAGGTTGAAGAAGTCGCAGAAACTGAACAGCCAAGCATACACGAAGAAGAACACGAAAAGATTTATTCAGTAACATTCACGGTCAAAGGTACTAGGGAAGAACTTATGGATTTATCGAACTTCCTAAAAGAACTCAATTATGACTATAAGCAGATTAAGTAGATTAAATAAGGAGTAGAACATGCAGAAGAACGGGATAGCAAAGAGAGAAAACACGGCTACATTCTCAATGAAAATGAGTAGCGACAAGTTTCAGAACAAAATTCATGAGGTACTGCAAGACAAGAACAGAGCCATTAAGTTTACGGCAGCCTTAACAAGTGCGGTAGCTAATCAACCTGCATTACAAGAGTGCGAAGCAACAACAATTTTGTCAAGTGCGTTACTAGGCGAGAGCCTTAATCTCTCACCATCACCACAGCTAGGGCAGTATTACATCGTGCCTTACAAAGACAAAAAGAACGTAAGAACGGTAGGAACATTTCAGTTAGGCTACAAGGGATATGTTCAGCTTGCTCTCCGAAGTGGCAACTACAAGAAGCTAAATGTTCTTGAAGTAAAAGAGGGCGAACTTATTTCATGGAATCCGCTTGCAGAGGAAATCAAGATTAATCTGATTGAGGACGAGGTGGATAGAGAGTTAAGACCTACCGTTGGATATTATGTATCGTTCGAGTATCTAAATGGTTTTTCAAAAGCGATGTACTGGACGAAAGATAAGATGGTGTCGCATGCAAAGAAGTATTCAAAGGCTTATGCAAGCGATATAAAAAACGGTACATCATACAGTTTTTGGACTAGCAACTTTGACGAAATGGCGAAAAAGACCATGTTAAGGCAGATTATTTCAAAGTGGGGAATTATGTCAACAGAAATGAATACAGCTTTTGTGGCAGATAATGCGGTTATAGGCGAGGGTCAAATTCCTGAATACATTGACAACCAAGAACAGAGGATTGAAAAGGTTGTAGAAAATGTTGAGGTTGAAACACCAATCGAGAGAGACGAACCAATTATCGATGTAGCGGTAGAGGGTGACGATGAACAAGCAACATTTAAGCTATAGGATAATCGGCACAGGAAGCAAGGGAAACGCTCTATATTTAGCTTGTGGCGAACATAAAGTGCTAATTGATATTGGAGTACCTTATAAGGCAATAAAGTCGCTAGAAATCGATTATGTACTGCTTACGCATAGCCACAAAGACCACCTTAATATATCAACTGTAAGCAAACTTGCTTATGAGAACCCACATATTAAGTTTTTCTGTACTAAGTACCTAGTTCAAACATTGCTTAAATGCGGTGTAGATGTTGGAAATATCTACTTTAAGCCACACATTGAGATAGGCAGCTTAACACTAAACCGCTTTAATCTGATACATGATGTACCCAACTGCGGTTGGAAATTGAAGTTTAAAGACGGTGGCAAGCAGACTCTAAAGGTTTTTTATGCGACAGATACGGCAAGCCTAGACCATGTATCAGCAAAAGGTTTTGATTATTACTTTATCGAGGCGAACTATGACGAAGAAGAAATCGTCAAGCTAATAAAAGAAAAGGTCGATAACGGAGAGTACAGCTATGAAAGGCGAGTAGTTGATACACACCTATCAAAGCAGAAAGCGGATAAGTGGTTAGCAAATAATATTAATGATAACAGCGTCTATGTGTACATACATGAACATTCAGACGCAGACGCACACGAAAGAAAAGAGGTAGAAGATGAACGAAGTAGCACTAATAGGCAGATTAGCTAAAGACCCTGAAATCACACATACCACAAGTGGTACGAATGTTGCGAGATTTACCCTTGCAGTTCCAAAAGAGGGTAAGGATAAAGAGGGAGCAGACTTTATTAGGTGTGTGACCTTTAACAAAAACGCAGATGTAGTAGAGAGGTACTTATCAAAGGGCAGGCAGATAGGCTTGACTGGTAGGCTTGCGTCCTACTCATACGAGGGAAAGGACGGAAAAAAGGTTTTCGGACTAGAGGTAAATGTAAACAGAATAACATTTCTTTCTAGCAATCCTAACGGTAGAGATGAGAAACCTACAGCAGACGAAACCCCAACAGAGGATATTAACCCTCAAGAGAGTTTCGCAGCAATAGACGAAGATATTCCATTTTAGGTAAGAACGGCTAGTGTTGGTTGGCACTATATCTCCTTTCATAACACAGCATGTATTAAATCTGTCAAACATAGAATACTAGCCGTTTTTATATATATCAGCTTACACAAGGGTAGTTATTACTGCCGAGTGATAACGATACACATAGACACATAAAACTATATTTTATATCAAAGAATACACGTAACTTAACTAACTCAAAATCTTGTGAAAATGTGTATAAATATTCATAAAAGCATGTGGATAACTACCCTTTGTTTATAAAAAAGAGAGGTAAACAGATGTTTGAAAATAAAAGACTTGTAAACGTGATTTTTAAAGGCTCAAAGGGTGATAAAGAGTATCTATTCGCTTGTTATGACGATATTGAGGTAGGCGATAAAGTTGTTGTTAGTACTGCGTTTGGACTAGGGATTGGAACTGTTAAGAGTTTTACAACCGAAGTACCAAACTACCTTGACGAGGACAAATTACGAGAGGTTGTTTGCAAGATTGACCTAACGAATTTCATGGCAAGACGAGAAGCGAGGGCAAGAGAGCAGGTGAACTAAATGGCAGAGAGAAGAATGTTCTCAAAACGAATAATTAATACTGCGAAGTTCTTGAAAATGCCTGTTAGTACACAATGCCTATATTTTCATCTAGGGCTTCAAGCCGACGATGACGGAGTTGTCGAAGCATACACAGTTATGAATCAAACTGGTGCAACCGAAGATGATTTAAAAATACTAGTCGCTAAAGGGTTTGTTATCGTCCTAAACGATGATTTAGTCACCTACATTACCGATTGGCAAGAGAACAACAAGATAAGGGCAGACCGAAAGGTTGATACAGTCTACAAAGACCTACTTTTACAGATGTTGCCTGATGTTGAACTAACCGAAACCAAGGTTAGAGCAGACAGAAAAAGAGATGTCGGGACGTCCCATGGACAACCCATGGACAACCAATGGACAACCAATGGACGCCAAATGGACGCCATAGGTAAGGATAGGATAGGTAAGTATAGGTTAGGTATTAATAACCCCCCTATACCCCCCCTTAAAGGGGAGAGTGGCGAGGTGACTAAACCGAAAACCGAAAAGAAACCAAAAGGCAAAGCGATTTACAAAGACTTACCTGATGAACTCAAAGACGCAATGATTGACTTTGAGTCTATGCGAACCAAGATGAAAAAGCCATTAACCGACAGAGCGAGAAAGCTGTTAATCACAAAGCTAACCAAGTTAGCGAGTGACGCTAACGGCAATATCGATACGCAGTTAGCTGTGAAGATTGTCGAACAGTCGCTAGAGCGAGGGTGGTTAAGTTTTTTCGAGGTAAAGAGTGATAACGGCAAATATCAGGGCAAGATAAATAACAGCGACACGTTGCCATATTCAGGGCTTGACTGGTAACGGCAGAAAGGAGCGAGAGCATGAACAAGCAAGACACAGAAAACGTGCTGAACATAGTCAATGCGTCTTATCCGCAGTACCTAAAGCACATGACCCCCATTGAGCGTAAAACACAGCTTGCCGTGTGGTATGACCTACTGCGAGATTGCGACAAGGACGATGTACTAGCCGCAGTCAGAAAGCACATTGAAACTAGCAAGTACCCACCGTCAATCGCAGACGTCAGGGAGAAAGTCAAACTGGTTGAGCGAATCAAGAAAGCGAGAGGGAAACTTGCAGACGGCACAAAGCTACTCACGAACGGACAAGCCGACAGACTAGCTGAACTCAAGCAGAAACTAGCCGAACTCAACAGGCGAATGGTTCAGGCAGAGACAGACACACAAATCAGGGAGTTGCGACTAAAGAGGCACGAACTGAAATGCAATATTGAGTTTTTAGAGGACGAGGAACTGAGGCTACAAAGACAAGCCGAAGCCGAACTCGAAAAAGCGGAAAGGGCGTGGCAAGCATGAAATTCATAATCCACGCAGTACCAAAGCCCAAAGGCAGACCGAGGGTTACGAGAAGCGGACACGCATTTACGCCAAAGTCAACGAGAGAGTACGAGCAGCTAATCGTCAGCGAGTGGGAAGTTCAGCATGGCAAAACCGAGCCAACAAAGAATCCAGTTGCGGTCAGGGTTAGGTTCTACATGCCAATTCCAAAAGCAACTAGCAACAAGGCAAGGGAACGCATGGCGGCAGGGTTAGAAGTGCCAGCGAAGAAGCCAGACATTGACAATTTGCTCAAGGCAGTTTTGGACGCACTCAACGGAAAAGCGTATCAAGATGACAACCAAATCGTTGATATTTTAGCGGAAAAACGATATTCAGACGAGCCGAGAACGGAAGTTTTTATCAGCGAAATCATCTACCCTGCGTGTTGAGGGGTGGACTACCGCCACGAGAAACGTGCGAGAAGGTGTCTAATTTGACGATAGCGAGAAGAAAATGCGTTAGTCGATAATTGATATGGCTAAGATATAAAAATCGCTTAAAACTAAAATAAATCGGTTTTACACATATATCACAAAATGACACCACGAAAGCAAATCGCAAATCAGCACAGAAATGTGACGGTGGATAAGTTAGATAAGATAGCGTGTATAAAGATACAAAAATTATAAATAAATATACAGAACGGAGAAATAACAATGGACGAAAGAAAATTTTTAAAGAAGTGCAAAGAACTTGTAAGAAACTACTACAACGATAGAGTGCAATCAACTGATAAGAACGGCAAAATCACAACAGATGATGTGTTTGTCGTTTGGTTCTGTAAGACCCTACAGAACGCAAAGGCTTTAGTTAGCACAAACGTACCAGACGGCATGTATTACGAAATTACATATAACGGAGATAAGAGCGAGTGCTATCTTGATGCTTACAAGAAGTGGCAAAACGTTCTTGTTGAAATGTGGTAAAGGAGCGCAAGACTATGAAAGCGTACGACAAAATTCCAGAGTGGAACGAACTCATTTTTAGAGAAGCAACCGCAGAAGAAAAAGAAGAATATGCAGGTGAAAAATTCGAGCAGTGGATAGATAATCTACCAAGTTTTGGTGAAGATGTACTGGTCACCAACGGTATAGATGTATGGATAGATTCGTTTGATTTAGACGATGAGGTTTATTTAAGCGGCACAGATAGTGAGGTTGACGATGTTATCGCATGGCTACCGCTGCCAAAACCATACGAGAGGTAAAGCTATGTTAACCGAAATTAGACTAATCGTGATGATTGCATTATGGGTAACGGCTATCGTTGGAGCAGTTATGCGAAAGAGAGGACACGAGCAGTTAGCCGACAGATTAATCGCTATATTCGATATAGGCGTAGTTATAGTTATATTTTCAGTATTTTGGGGAGATTAAACACATGTTGATTATTATGTACGGTATAGCATTAATAGGAGTATTTACAGCACTAATAGGACTACTTGTAGCGATTGAGGTGTTGCGTAAATGATAACAACAATGAGCATAGCGGAGCAATTTACCGTAGAACAACGAAAAGGTATTTGCAAGTGGTGTGTTGAGAACAAGAAAACAAAATGCACCACTTGTGCAATCAACAGAACAGAGCCGTATAAGGAGAAAAAGTGATATGGAGTATATATATTGCAAGGACAGTGAAGAATTTGATTATACCATGAGAACACTAGAACGCATGGGGTATGTGAACAACCTTACATTTTTCCCTCTTGCAGAAATAATTGATGATGAGGGAATAACGATATTTGTGTCAGACAAATCTAAAATTATTAATGGCGAGTGGGTGTATTCATTTGTCCCATGTGGTAGCAAACCGTCAAAACTTATGAGGGGTGCAGAAGTGAGAGGAATCGAAGTGTGGAAAGACTTAAAAACATTCCTAGCAACGAAGTCAAACACAGAGCAAAAAACAGACATTGAACCACTCGATGATACGGAAGAACTAAAAGCAGACAGAGAAAGGCTGCGTAAGTTCGCAAAGGATACAAAGGGCAAGGCAAAGATAACGCTTGCACCAATGCAGATTTTAAAAGACATTGCAGAGGTTAGGGAGTATGGCGTGAAGAAGTACGGAAGTGTGGATAGTTGGAAAGAAGTACCGATTGAGGACTATAGAGATGCACTATTTAGGCACTTGCTAGAGTACATCAAAGACCCTAACAGCGTAGACAAAGAAAGCAGAATCAAGCACTACAAACACATCGCTTGCAATCTAGCCTTTATATGCGAAATGGAGAACACGGAAGATGACACTAGAAGCATATAAGGGCAACATGGTGGTGAATGGGATAGTGAGGGGAGAGGTTCATTCATTCCACAATGACGAGTGGAGTGTTATGCGAAAGCTAGACGATATGGCGGTGTATCACAACGGTATAACGTGGCGAGGTACAAGGCGAGAAATCGAAGAAAAGTTTGGTACAGATATGATGGTGCAGTTCTTGAAGTGGCTACACCCAGACTTAATTAATCGATATGCACGTTGCCCTATATGTGGTTGTTTGATTTATGACGGTTCAGCCGCATTTTGCGAAAAGCACATAGCAGAGGGTAACAGGCAAATGAAACAGATACTTGAAGATACACCACCGCAAGAGTTTGCAAATATTGGGCTAGAGGTTATTCGTTCCGTTGTGTATGAGTACGGACAAGCCTTGCGAAGATTAAAAAAGAAACCGAACGACGGCACAGCACTAGCAAGGGTAGAGCAAGACGAGGAATGGTTCAAATCACCGCATTTTGAACTCTTATCACTAGGACTAATACATGGTGAGCGAATTATTCAAGAAGTTAAAAATGAAGTTGAGAGTGACACAAAAAGGAGAAAACGATAATGGCTATGACCTACGAAGAAAAGAAAGCAAGAGCAGAAAGACGAACAAGGCTAGAAAACGAGTATAACGATTTAGCAGCAAAGTGTACAAAACTAAAGTTTAAGCTAAAGGAGTGTTCCGACGATTTATCAGAAAAATCAATTGAAGTTTTACGCAAACAGCTAATCGCAATGGATAAATACAGATATATTCTTGAACAACGCATCAGAGAAAAGCTGTATTAAGAAAAGAGGGAAACAATGAGTAGCAAGCGGAACAAGGAACTAGAAGAACACCACAGAGCACATCATTTCTTTGACGATATTCTAGGCGAGGAACGTGTGGATAGAGCCTTTGAGTATGACGAACTAGACGATTGCAATGAGCATGAATATTTAGACCACGTTAAGCACGTTTACGCACCTGATAGTGGAGAGGAACTAACCTATGATTAATTCAGTAATCCTACAAGGCTTTTTACAAAACAAGCCAATGATGATTAAGACCGGGAAAGCAGAAACCCCCACAGCAAGTGCCATGCTCGTTGTACCTAGACCCTATGCCTTTAAACGTAAAGAGGGACTAAAAAACCGCTATTACGATAACATCAGAATTTACGCAAACGGTAAAAAAGCAAATACCTTGCGTAAAGGTATGAAAGGCGAACAAACAATCGTTCAAGGGGTACTACATCAAGGCACATGGCACAATCCACAAACTGGGCAAAGTGGAACAAGCTACTATGTGGTGTGTTCAGAAGTACAAATTTTAGGGCGTATGGGTAAAATCACAAGGAGTGCAACCCCTAACACCTTACAGGGCGAAATCAACGATATTTTGAGGTATAAGGCAAGTACCAAAAATGAATATCAACCTCGTGAAATCAAAAAGGTGATTGACCCAACGGTAGAGCGAGGTATTAACACAAATACGGTTGATGTTGATATGCCGATGGACTTTTTCCTAGATGATGATGATTTTGACGAGGAAGCCGAAAGGGTGCAAGCAGAAGCAGAAAGCGAGGACTTTATCAATGATTAAGAGGTGCGAGGTGTGTGGCAAATTCTTTGAAGCATTGAGGGAGTTCGAAGTCATCTGCGATGACCCCAAGTGTAAAAAAGCAAGAAACAAACAGAAACATGATGAGTGGGCAGCTAGGAATAGCGATAAAGTGCGAGAAATTCGTCATAGAAGCTATAAAAAGGCTAGGGCAAGGAAACGTGCCATTGAGGAAAGAAAAAGCCGTATAGAGCGATATAAAGGCGAAATAAGCAAAGAGCAAGAAAGGGCAAAGACCCCCAAAACTTATGGCGAAATCCAAGCGGAGAAACTCATCAGAAAACAGAGGGAAGAAAACCCCATACAAATTGACAAATAACAAAGAAAGGAGAGCCTATGAACTCATTTATTGCAACTGGGCGATTAGTTAAAGACCCTGCAAAGAGTTTGACCCCACGAGGGAAATCAATTGCACATTTCAAACTTGCGGTAGTCAACAAAAGGAGCAAGCGAGAGGACGGAAAATACGATACCGACTTTTTCAAATGCGTTGCGTATGGTGATGTTGCCGATAGAATACTGAGGTACAAGCGGAGAGGTGAACCAATACTAATTGTTGGCGAAATGCACTTCCCTAAATTTAAGTCAAAGACAAGTGACCATTGGGTGATTTACCCCCTTGTAACCGCCCTTGATATTGACCTACTAACCACGCAAAAATACCATGACCCAAATAAAATGGCGGACAGACTAGAGGAAGAAGCCAACACGTTTGACCAAGTTGCGGAAGCAGAACAAGAGCATAATGAGGGTATTTACGGCTAAAAACCGAATACCCCCACAGCAAGTTAACTAAAAGGGTACAGAACATAGATATGAAATACTTTAAACTTGACTCAAAAGGCTTAATTTCCGACTTTAAGCTGAATAAAAATGCCGTCCTTGCGTTAAAATCCGAGATACTTTCTGCCAAGCAAGAGAAAAAGGCAGCAATTGACGAAATCGAGCAAAGCGACTGGACCAGGAGAATCGAACTACTCCACCTAAAACAAGAAGAATATCAACATTATGTTGATATGGTTGTACTAGGTTTTGGAGCGATAACCGAAATAGAGCGGAATATCCTAGAGGGGTGGATAGTAGACGAAAAAGACGATATGCAACTAGCCGATGAAACACTTATACCGATAGAGTCTATCGAGAGGGCGAAAATAAGGGCACTAGCCAACTTTGAAGCGGTGATTAACCCTTTATAGCATTTAGGCGGTAAATCGTCTTAAAACGGAAATATGAGCCGTATATGGGCAATATAAAATGGGGTAGATAACACACCCCATTTTTTTATTTGCCTAAAGTCCTTGAGTGAGTGCCGCAAGATAACTTAATCAATCAGCATTTTTCTGAAATAGTCCTCTTGACTTTCAAACAGCCTTAAAGCCCTATCATGTAGGCTTGTACCACCGAAAACCTCATCAATTGAGAGTGGTATATACATCAATGCAGCGTCAACATTAATCGGACTATATCCCATAAAATCCAAATCTTTTTTTAACTGGTCAACTATCCAAACATAGATAGCATAATCAACACCATTATCAACGCAGTTATCTTGAAATTTTGCCCCTGCCTTTGTCCACCCATCAAGGCTTTTAACTTCTCCCGCCTTTAGTTCTCGCTCAAAGTAAATATGCTCATCTATTGCCCATACCACAAAGAACAGTATAGGCACTCCGAACACCGTAAATAGGCAAATAGCCCTTGTAAATATATCAACACCACTCATCGCAAAAACTCCTTATTAGCCTCTCAAACCGTCCTTAACACCGATTGTATAAGCCTTATTAACGATAATGTCTAATAGTTCCGCTGTAAATTCACCGTTATATTCTTCATCAGTCAGCTTAATTACATCAATTAGCTTTCTTCTTTCGTCCTCAATACACACAACTCGAGTGCCGCCGTCTTTCCTCATTGCTAAAACATAGCTATTATCTAATATTCCTCTAACTTTCATTGCCTTGCTCCTTTACTTGCCTAAATAGTTCTCAATAGCCTTGCGAATAATAGACGCTTGACTATCTCCGTTAGCCTTAGTTGTTGCCCTAAATTCCTCTACTAGGGCAATAGGCAAGTTGACTTTGACCTGCCTATAGTTCTTATCAATGTAGCGACGTGTAGCCGCCTTTTGCGCTTCTGATATTGCCATAAAATACCCCCCCTTATCTGTTCAATAGCTGAATAATACAGCCGTGATTACCTGCACGGTATACCCTTATAATATCCGCTTTAAACTCTTTAACAAGTTCATCATCATCATAAATATTTAGCCATGTATAAAACTCTGCTTCAAATCTGTAATGCTCGCCAATTTCACAATCTCCATTCACTATATAGGCTTGATAACTGCTATCTTCACCAAAGTGCAAATCATGTAGTTTTAAACCCGACCTAGAATGACCAGCCAAGATTAGGCTTGCTATATCGCTACTCCCTATATACTCTTTTTCAAAATCCTTATAGGACTTTCCACGTTCAACAGGCAAACGGAGAGAATCGAGCAAATTTTTTGAGCCTTTGCCTAATGGTGCTATAACATTATCATCAAAAGTGCTATTCAAAACAACCTCTGTTACGATAAAAAGATTATGAACTTTAGCAATATCACTTTCATATTTTGATAATGTTACGAATGGGGTAACATCAAAATCTAAATCCTTTTCAATTAATCTAATATGGTCATATCCATAAAGGGCACATCCTTTTTCATATCCCTTAAAATCTTCTGCCCTGTATATCTTTGTTCTCTCCTCGATTTTATAATGCATTCCTTTCATTGTTTTGCTCCTTTCAATCTGCTATATACAACCACCGCACGAGTTATGTCTCCAGTCATTTTTTTGAAACGCCCTAAACACTTCGATATACTGTTCAGGCGTTGCGAATGACGATATCCAACTTTCATTATTCTGCACCCACGCCGACCAATTAAGTCCGCTCTTGTAAGTGTCCCATTTTTCTCTATAGTCTTCGTCAAAAGACCACATATCATACATTCCCTCGCAGAACATTGGACTTTTGCGCAAGTCCGCAGGGATAAGATGAGAAATATCTTCTACAACAGAGCATTTGCCCCGTTCCTCGTCATATTCTGTTGCCTCTGCGGTGAGTTTCCACTCGCCACTACATAAGCAAGGATATGACCCAGTCCATTCTGCTTTAAAATTCTTATACATTGCTTTTCCTTTCAATCCATGAGGGGAATTAACCCCCTCGTTATTCCTTGTGTGACTGCTGCTAGATAGTTATTTAGCTGCTGCTAGTTCGTAAACCTTGTTAACAAACTCATCTAATAGCTTGTTAACTGCTTCGCTGCGCGTCTCCCAGTCAACTTGATAATCTGTCGCAATCTTGTGAGCCTTCTGCTCGTATTCCTCAACAAGGTCATAATTACTATAGTTTCCGAATGGTCTATATCCAGTAACAACTGTAACATTCCCAAACATATGTATATCTGCGTTCCAACCATAAACACCGCATGTGTAGGCTTCAGCCTCTCTGAAATATAGTAGGCTCTGCAAATCACAATATCCAACCCTTAAAATTATTCTGCTGTTCGCTTTTATTGCTTTTCTTGTTGTCTTGAATTTCATTTGATTTTTTTATTACTATCTTGTAAAATAGTAATGCTCCTTTCTTTTGTTATATGGGGGAGTGATAATTGATAGTTGCGGGCTGTTCCAGCAGTCCGCTTTTTTATTTGTTCGCTAACTCTCTTTAGCTTGTCTATATTATATAATGGTACTTATACATTGTCAATAGTATTTTCAATCTTTTTTATGTTTTTCTTTGTTTTTCTGTAACCGCTAAACATGTGTTCGTTTTGTGTTTTTTTAAAAAGTTGCTTGACACGTTAAGATAAACGAACCTACACTATAATTAAACCTAGACAGTAAGAAATGAACCGAGCAGAGCGACACACTCCGCCCAAGCGAGCAGGCGACCACCTACACACACATATATAACTGTAGCGCATAGGCGAACGCACACCGCACACACTTAATCAATCTAACCGCCTTTGATTTAACAACTCAATTAATCAATCAACTAATCAGAACGTGAGCCGGACACACGGCGTCAGGTTCTTTTTTTATTGCAATCTGTTAGCCGTCAGCGAGTGGGGCGGAAGTCATCAAAGATTTAATTAATTCATCAATCAACTTAATTAGTTCTTTTTCTTTTTTTCTTTTTTTTCTTTTTAAAGACCTAAAGGATTGAAAACGAACGCAACAGCGGACGAGCAACCAACAACAAGGAAATCAATTCTATAAGGGTTGACGGAAGCAAGATATACACGCAACAGACAGCGAACAACCAACAACAAGGAAATAAGAAAGGGCTATCGGTCAGTTTACCAATAACGAGAATAGAGACAGCCAACTATTCCGAAAAATACAATTTAGGGAATAGTTCAAATATAGAGATATAACACCTACAATGTAGTGGTTGCAATGGGTATGTGTTCACCCCCTCATTATTGGGCGAGACCACATCATAATTATTTGTTTTTACCAACAAGAAAACCGCCGAACACGTAGGGGGGAGAGAGTGGGCGACCCGTTCCACCCCAACCCTTGCCTCTTATTCGTATATATATATATACAGTACATCTACATTTTGAAAACCACTTGAAAACATGGGGTGTATGACCCCAAAACGTGTGTGAATGAGAAAGTAAGTGGGCAGAAAAAAATATAAAAAAAATAAAAGAGGGAATACATGAATGAAGCTGAAATATATAGAGGTGTGCTGCGGAGAGATTACGCAGAGTACGTAAAGTATGTACATAGTGGTTCATGGATAAAGAGCCGATTTCATGGGTTCTTGTGTAAGTATGTACAGAACTTTATAGAGAGAAAGACAGACGCACCATACGAGATATTAGTCATACATACGCCGCCGCAACATGGAAAGCTGATAGCTGATGATGAGGTTGTTTTAACGAGGAATGGTTGGAAACAACACGGTGATTTAGCCGTTGGTGATGAAGTAGTTGGATTAAATGGTGAGTGGGTAAAAGTAACGCATGTATTTGAAAAACATGTGGCAGACAGAGAAATAACCTTTACCAATGGAGAAACGATAAAGTGTCACCACAAACACGAGTGGGTTGTGTATGACAGGGTTGTAAAACGTGAACGTACGAGAGAGACGGAATACATCGAGAAACGTGTTTCTTATGGCTCACAAGAGCGAAAGAGGGGGCATAGATATAACTTTATGCTTCCGCATGTAAAACCGCTTGTAGGCGAAAAAAAAGCCTTGTATGTAGACCCTTATGTAATGGGTGCGTGGCTAGGTGACGGAACAAACACAAAAGGTTGTATCTGTTCTAGTGAGAAAGACCTTGTTGTACTGAAAGAGTGTGAAAGCAAGTATGAAGTAACATCAAGGAATGTACATAAAGATACAGGGGTTATCACATACTACTACAAGGGTCTATCAAAACAGTTAAGACAATATGGACTTTGCCAGCGAGAGCGAGTAGAGAAACATATACCGCAAGAATACTTAACAGCAAGTAAACAGCAGAGACTTGAATTATTAGCAGGTCTCATTGACACAGATGGGTATGTAGACCAAAAACATAGACGAATAGTGTTTACTACTGCGGAAGAAAAGTTGCGTGACAGTTTTGAACAGCTAGTATCCACGTTTGGTTGGCGAACAACAACGTGCAGAGTAGAACCTACAGTAAGCACAAGTGGTATCGTTGGCAAGCGTCCGTATTGGGTGATTGGGTTCAATCCGACAGAGGCAATACCGTGCAGAATAGCCAGAAAGCAGCTAAAGGAGTTTTCCAAACAGCGAAGAATAGCTATTAGCGGTGTAAAAGAGATAGAGCCAGTACAGGGAAACTGCATATCTGTTGAGGGTGGCATATACCTAGTTGGGAAAAAGATGATTCCAACGCACAACAGCCAAACAATAACGGAGACACTACCTAGTTGGTATCTCGGTAAATATCCCGAAAATAGGGTAATAGAAATATCGTACAACAAAGACTTTGCAATCAGGTTTGGTAGAAGAAACAAGCGAAAAATAGTTGAATTTGGCAAAGAGATATTTGGTATCGAAATATCCAAAGAGGCGAGTAAGACGCAGGAGTTTGAACTAGAGAACCATAGCGGCGGTATGTTATCAGCAGGAGTTGGCACATCTGTAACAGGACAGAGGGCGAATTTACTGATAATAGATGACCCTATCAAGAACAGAGCGGAAGCCAATTCAAAAGCAAGGCGAGACCTTATATATGATGAGTGGCTAACCACGTTTAGAACGAGATTAGCGCCACATAGCAAGGTAATACTCATCATGACACGTTGGCACGAGGACGATTTAGCAGGTCGATTGCTAGATGAAGAAGATAACATCAAGTATTTACGATTTCCGTGTGAATGTGAGGACGAGAACGACCTATTAAGACGAGCGATAGGCGATTCACTTTGTCCTGATATTGGGAAAGACAAGGTGTGGCTAGAGGGAACAAAAGCAACCATGTTATCGGAAAGTGGTTCGATGGCATGGAACGCACTATATCAAGGCAGACCTACAGCTAAAGAGGGAAATATCATAGAGCGAGACTGGTGGCAGTATTATGATGAACTACCTGAAATAGCTGATTGGGTAATGAGTGTAGACGCAACATTTAAAGATACAGAGCAGTCCGACTTTGTGGCAATCCAAGTATGGGGAAAGGTTGGAGCAAGCCTATATCTGATAGACGCAGTCAAGAAAAGGCTAAATTTTCCCTCCACGATAGTTGAGATACGCAGATTGAGGGCGATGTACCCTAAATGTATGACAACACTAATCGAGGATAAGGCTAATGGCAGTGCGATTATCACGATGTTAAGGCACGAACTGTTTGGAATTATCCCGGTAGAGCCTAACGGCAGTAAGATGTCGAGAGTACAGGCAATACTAGGAGCAATCGAGAGTGGCAACGTGTATCTACCTAGAGGCAAGCGATTTACTAATGACTTCGTAGATGAGTGTTCGAGTTTTCCAAACGCAGCACACGATGACCAAGTCGATAGTATGTCACAAGCACTAAATAGACTTATCTATCAGAGTGGAGAGAAGAAAGCCGTTAAAAAGAAGTCCGTAATGGAGCTTATGTTTCCTGCGTACTATGAGAATAAAGGCGGTAAGGGGAAAATAAGACCGATATAGAGGGGGAATAATGATAGAAATAGCACTCGTAATATCAAGTATGCTGATTCCGATAATGTCAATCGTATTTTTCGTTATAGGCTACAACGTAAATGCCCCTAGAAAGCTAATATTTGGGCGTAGGAAGCCTAAAAAGACGGAATACGAGAGAAAGCTGGAACAGATAGATAACGTTAGCTTAAAAGGGGAATAAATGGGTATTTTTAATAAAAAGAATGATACAGATTTTACTACTCAAATATGGCAGAAGTACGAAAAAACAAAAGCGTACATGCAGAAAAAGAGTATTCTATCTGATTCAGAGCGAAACTGGAACTTTTACATCGGCAAACAATGGGAAGCTGTAAAGGGTTCAGCAGGACTAGAAGATAAGCCGATACAGAATTTCGTTAAGCAAGTAGTGAAATACAAGGTTCACTCTATATCACAGCGTGATGTAACAGCGATATTTAGCGATGTAACTGGTGAATATGCTGATGTATGCTCAAATATTGGCAAATTATTCGATATTTCGTGGGAAAAGTCGAGCATGGGGCGAATATCACGAAAAGCATTAAAAGCTGCTGCGATTCAAGGTGATTCATACGTATTTTGGTACGGTGGTGACACAAGAAAGAAGCCACAGATTCTCAATAATACACAGATGTTATTTGGTGATGAGAACATATCAGAGCTACAAGAACAGCCATACATCATCATTGAGGAAAGGCTAGGAGTTGAAACCGTAAAGGCTAGGGCGAGAGATAACGGACTACCTGACAGCGAGATAGCTTTACTGCGTGAAGATGGAGCAACAAGCGACACCTTGCTAAATAAAGACGAGGTGGGAAACAAGATTACATCGCTTGTGTACCTAGAACGTAAAGACGGAGTTATCCATGTGGCAAGAGCAACGAGAACAGTTGTTTATGAGCCACTACACCCTATTAAACAGCGTAAGAACGGTGAATATTACGGTGTAGGACTATCAATGTACCCTATTGTGCCAATGGTGTGGGAAGAAGTGCCAAACAGCGCAAGGGGAGTATCAGAAGTATCAGAAATAGTGGCAAATCAGCTAGAACTTAACAAAATGCTTGCTAGACGAAGCGAGAGCGTTAAGCAGACAGCATTTCCACGTATGGCGGTAGACAGAACAGCGGTTGCTAACCCGGAAGATTTAGATAAAGTGGGAGCGACAATTGAGGTTAATGGTGGCAACTCAAAAGCTATAGACACCATGATTTCGTATCTAGCCCCACAAGCACAAGCAGGAGACGCGAAGCAGTTATCTGATGAACTCTTAAATACAACAAAAGACCTTGCAGGGGCGAGTGATACGGCACTAGGTAATATCGAGTTATCGAGAGTATCAGGAACAGCGGCAACAACCGTTCGTGACCAACAGCAAGTAACACTCAACGAACAAGCTGATATGTTCAAGGAATTTGTCGAGAATGTGGCACTTTTGTACTTTGACTTATGGAAAACCTTTTATCCTGATGGTGTCAAGTTTGAACAAGTCGAGGTAACAGCAGAGGAACTACAGAAGATAGAGCCAACAGTAAGAATTGATGTATCAGAGAATACAACACTATCGAGAGTTGCAGAGCAGCAGGAGGTAACAAACCTCTTCAACAACAACAAGATTACGTTTGACGAGTTTGTAAAGCTATATCCTGAACACGCAACAATTGATAAGAAAAGGCTACAAGAGATTTTGCAAGCTAGACAAGAAGCTGAAAAACAGCAGAAACAGGAAATGGCACAGCAGCAACAGATGATTGCAACACAAGGCGGTGAACAGCCGATTGACAACAATGTTCCTAGCGATGAGATAAATAATGATGTAGGCGGTGGAAACGCACCAAGCTATCAAGATATTCAGTCGCAACTAGCACAGAAATAAAGGGTAAGGGAAATGGCAAAACTAGAACTAGAGAAACATACAGAGGACGAGGTTTTAGGGTTGTTTGAACAGTTCCTCAAAGAGGTTGAGGACAACGAGTATAAAACACTACCAACAAAGTCGAGGTTTGCAGATTTTCTAGGACAGCCAAGACGAGAGGTAATGCGATATTTCGCATTACACTCTCATGCAGAGGCGAAGATGAAAGCGATGATTGCAGACACATTGATTGAGGGTGCAATGCTTAAAAAGTACGTTCCGAACGCAACAATGCACGCACTCAAGAATATATGCGGTTGGGAAGACAACCCTAAACAATCAAAGGCTCAAGCAAGTAAACAGGAAAGCGACGATAGGAAAGCTAAACGTGAACTTGATGAGTATATAAAAGAGCAAGGCTTGCTCTTGAAACGCAAGAAAAAAGAAAGCGATTCAGAAAAAGCCACAGTAAGTTAATACCAATTCAATTAGCAAGGGAGAAAGAGCGTTGGAAAACAACATTGAAACAAGCGTAGAAACGATGGAAGTCGCTGAACCATCAACGGAAGTTGAAAGCGGAGAAAATGTGGAAGTCGCTGAACCACATGACAACGTAGAACAGAACGAGCAGGCAGAAACTATTGACGAGGGAACGCAGACAGAGGGCATAGACCAATCCGATAACAGCGGAAGAACTGAAAGTGACGCTGCATTTGCAGAAATGCGAAGAAAAAACGAGGGATTGGAGCACGATGTACAGATTTTGCAAGACGCATTAAGTAGGTACTTTGACGGAGAAACACCTGAAGAATTAGCTTTAAGGGCACAAGCATACAGCGAGGAACGAGAGTATGACGATGTAAAAGCTGATTATGATAGGGACAAGGAACTTGAGGACTTACGAGAAAAGGTAAGGCTTGCAGAAGAAGAAAAGATGAACCTTGAAATAGACCAACTGATAGCACAAGGCTTGCGTGATGTTCAAGAGATTGACCCAACCATTAAATCGCTAGAAGAACTAGGCGAAACATTTGCAAACTTTATAGGCGCAGGCTTAACAGCAAAGCAGGCATATTATGCAACACAGCAGATGGAAGCAAGGGAAAAGGTACACGCACCAAGCGGTGTGGGAAAAATCGCTGATAATAAGGCAGAGCGAGAATTCTACACATCAGAGGAGTTAGACAACCTAACTGACGAGGAAATGGACGCTAACTGGGATAAGGTTAAAAAGTCGCTAGCGAGACTATAAAACGCTAAATAGTGTGTTATTGATATTAAGTGTATGTGTATTCAATAAGAGAAAGGAAAGTTTTTATTATGTCTTACAATAACTTTAAAGCTACTATTTGGAGCAAGGAAATTCAGAGAGAGAACGAGAGACTTTGCGTATTTGCCGCAGACACCAATCAGAAGTTTGAGGGCGAGATTAAGAACGCAGGAGATAGTGTTCGTATTCAGGGCGTTGGTAAGCCAACAGTAACAATGTTTGACACAGCAAACGGAGATGTTGTGCTAAACGGAGCAGAAACTGTTGAGGATACATCTGTAACTCTAGTTGCTAACAATGTTGCTACTTTTAACTACAAGGTAGACGATATTGACAAGGCGCAGGGGGCTGATGTAATGTCCGCACTCAATCAGGAGTCAACAGAGGTTTGCTCTAACGAGATTGATAGAGTTGTCGCAAACCTATCGCTAGACAATCAGACACAGAAATCTGCACTAACTCTAGTAACAAAGGACAACGTGCTTGACCTACTAGATAATGCACTAGAGCAGCTATACCTAGCCGATGTATCACCAAGCACAACCATTACAGCGACTGTATCACCAAAGTTTTATACGTTGTTTAGAAAGGCTTATGTAAAGCTAGACACTAACAACAGCGAGGAACTAAAGAACGGCAAGATGTCGATGTACAACAACTGTATCATCAGAATGTCTAACAACGTTGCAAAGGATAAGAGCGGAAACGAACTTATTCAGGTTAAGACACAGAGAGCAATCGCACTAGCACAGAGCAAGCCACATGTTGAGCCATACAGACCTGAGAACTCATTCAGCGACGCAGTTAAGGGCTTCATCATTTTTGGCACAAAGCTAGTTAGACCAAAGGAACTTTACAACATCAATGTTAAGTATGCATAAAGCATACTTAACTGTTGGAAGTAACTAGAGTAGAAAGGGAGAAAATATAATGGCAGTAGTAAAAGTAGAAAAGGCAGTTACATCAATTAATGACCCTGCAAAGGTAACATTTAAGTCCGTAAGCGGAGATTTCGCACTTGACCTAAAGGGTAAGGACTTCAAGACGGTAATTCTGTTCAGGGCAACAGCAGGAACACCAAAGGTGACAATTCCAGTAGGAAATGCACTAGGTGGTGTAGGAGTTGGACTTGATTTCACAATGGCAACAGGCGAGGTTAGAACGCTCGTTGTAGATTCAAGCTACTACAAGACTGTATCAGGCGAGAACAAGGGTTATCTTGTTTGCAAGGCTAATGCAGCCGTTGATGTAGCAGTAATTCACCTACCATAGAGTGAGCAATAGGGCGAGGGTAAAACCTTGCCCTTAATTTTTAAGAAAGGGGAACAAGTTTAGTGAGTATGACGTGGAAAGACCTTAAAGACGAGTTAATTGATTTAGGGTTCGAGGAAGATGATACATATTCTGAATACAAGCGAATAGCAGTAAATTCAACGAATAGAGCGGTTCGCATTATCCATACAGTAGTTGTTCCACAGATTGAAGATTATCTAAATGGTAAGTGGGGGTATCAAGGTAAAGATGAGAACGGCAAGGAAACATGGGTACTACCTAAATTTAAGCCGTTAACGATAGATGTTGAGGACGATACAAAGATAAACGTTCCTGAAATAACAGAGCCACTTGTTGGAATACTAGCAGCACATTATTTGTGGCTAGATGATGACTTAACAAAGGCTACTATTTACTGGAACGAGTACGATGATTTAAAAACACAGATTATTCAGAGTGCAAAGTTAGTCAAGAAAGCCAAGATAGTTGGGGGTATAGGTTAATGGGGAAGCTAAATGTACCATCACAGCCAAGTGTTAGGCAAGCACAATATCGTGAACTATTAGGTGTGGACTATTTGCGTGACCATACAGAGGTTGACGGCAGACGCTCACCAAAAATGGTTAATATGATTTCTGATTTAGGTGGTAATCCGATTAAACGTGACGGATATAGAGTTGTAGGTATCCGATATGACGCAATATTAAGTGTTAGAGGGGAGAAATACGGAGTATCGAGCAATCTATCATCTATCGTAATAAATCGTCTAGAAATGGGAAATAACCACGTTCTCGAAGAAACGCACATCAAGACTATTGACGGAAAGTTTGGAAAGGCAAATAAGGCTTTTAGCTATCAGAAATACATTTACATACTATCCCAAAATGCGATTTTGAGATATGACACCGTGACAAACGAGGTTTTGATTGCAGGAACTGGGGAAAAGATGATGTCAAAAGGTAAGGTTGGCGAGAGCGAACCAATCAATGACAAGATTATTCCTAGCACAGTTATATCGTTACAACCTAACGGACTAGGCGGTACTGCACTTGATAGTAAGAACCTAGCTAGTATCTATCAAACTGTTACATATCTAGGTGACGGAGAAACGAAAGACTATAAAATTCCGAACTATGACAAGGTTGGTAGCTATGTAAAAGCAGAGGTACTAGATGGTGAGGGTAAGTGGAAAGTTGTTAATGTAGGCACTAGCGCATCACAAAGCATTGTTGGAAAAACACTAGACGGAAAAGGAACTGACAGCTTCCGTGTTGTAGACAATAAGGTTACTTTTACAACAGCACCAAGTAAGCCGTTAGTAAGCGGAGAGCCTAACGTGAGAATTACATTTGCACCGTTCTCTACAGAGCAAGTTGACGGTGTAAATAGAGGGTATTACAACAAAACACTGGTTGAAATACTAGGTTCAAGAACGATAATCTACTTCAATTCAAGGCTATTCATAGCTGTTGAATCGAGGACACACTATTCAGATGTTGACAATCCGTTCAGTATTCCTGACCTTAACTATTTCGATGTTGACAACAACATCATGTGCTATACACGTTCTAGTTCATATCTAGCAATTATCACAAAGGATAACGGTAGAAATACGATATTCCTAGCAAGTGAGATTAAGGATAACAACATAACACAGTATAGTGTTAAGGCTTCAAATGCAGGAGTTGGGGCGGTATCGCAGAAGTGTATAGGGATAGTCAATGATGAGCCAACATTTTTATCTAGAGACGGACTTTTTGGCATAATGACGAACTGGCAGAGTGAGAAATACGCAGTTAATCGTTCGGCAAGAATTAATCGTGCATTATGCGGTGAAGAACACCTTGAAAATGCTGTTGGTTGTGCATGGCAAGAATACTTCTATGTAGCCATAAATTCACGCATGTATGTGCTAGATAGCAGGCATAAATCAACCGACAGAAGAAGTGACCGCAGTTATGAGGGATATTTCTTTGAGAATATTCCAAACATACAGTCTATGTTTGTCATTGACAACAGAATGTACTTTGCCGATGAAAGCCACACCTATACATGGAACGAGGACTTATCCGAAACAGCAAGATATTTAGACAACGCAAAACTTGTAGACGGTTCATGGACTGGAGAGCCAGTTAAGGCTATGTGGTGTTCCGCATTTGATGATGACGGTTATCCGTCAAAGCTGAAAACACTACAAAAGAAAGGTTCATTTGTAACACTTGTACCACATTACAAGACTGGCTGCGAACTAACTCTCGTTAAAAACGGAGACGAAAGGCAGTATGTAGGCGAATTTACAGCGGATATGATGTCTTTTGAACGCATTGATTTTTCAAGGTTTGTATTTAATGGCAACACGGCAACTGCTGACTTTTTCATGAAGAAGAAGATAAAAAAATATAAGCGATTACAAATCATATTAGAGAATAACAAGGCTGAACCTTTTGGTATAACGAACGTTGTTAAGTCTTATACCATTGGAGATTTAGCTAAAAGGTAAAAGGGGGAGACGATGGCAGGAATACCAAAAACAGATTATACAATTTCCCCTGCGGAGATTGCGGCTAAACATGTAGCAGCGGCAGATACAACACTAACAGGCACAGCACTGCAAAATAAGAAAGTGTTTGACGCACTACCTGAACTAATAGCTGAAAAGGTGAACAATCTAGCTAAACACGTTGACGGAGATTTCACATCAATGGAGATTGCCCCACAAGTGTTGAGGAAGTACGAGACACTAGGTTGGGAAGCAGAGTAGAAAGGGGGAATAAACATGTCAAGTGTAGCAGTAGGTGGAGCAAATACTCATTCGTTTATGATGAGTGGTTCACCATACGCAGAGATTTACAATCAGTATGCTAAACAGCAGGGTGATTTAAGGAATCAGTTTGTAAAACAGCTTGAAACTAACAAGGCTAATGATACAAACAAAAGCAACGCCAATTATGACAACACGGCAAAACAGAACTACATCAAGTACATGCAGCAGTCAAGACAGTTGCCTGAAAGCCTTAACGCACTAGGTGTAAATGGCGGAGCGGCTGAATCGTCACTAATTAGGCTAAAGACGAATTACGGCAACAATGTTGCTACTAACGAAGCTAACAGAAACACCGCAATTAATGATATTAATAACAACTATGCTAACAAGCTAACGAGTTATGACGAGGAATTTCAGAACAAACTGAACACCGCATATCTGACGCAGATGGAAAATCAGAGAAAGTGGGAACAGGAACAGCGAGAGAAAGATTTACAGTATTTTGCTAACTCCATTACAGGAAGATTTAAGACTGTTGGCGAGTATCAGACGCTCATTAATCAGCTATCATCATCTAGTGACCCTAATAAGGATTACAAGATTGCATTAGCACAGCAGGCTATGAACGCACTAGCAGGCACTAGCGGAAGCGGTGGCGGTGGACGAGGTGGCTATAGCCGAAGCCGATACGGTGGACGAGGTGGCTATGGTAGTTCAAGTTCTAGTGTAAGTGCTGATACAACAGCGAGTGCAGCAGAAGCAGCATTAAGAGCAGGAGCAGGATTGCTCATTAACTCACCTAAAAAGAGCAACGGCAGAAACACACCAATAGGTGTAAGCATGTACAAGAATAAATATGGTGCATGGAGAGTAGCTAGATAAGAGGTTATACAATGGGTTTTTTAAGACGAGCGTTCAACAAGGTTAGAAGTTGGTTTGCTGACAAAGAGCAGACTGTTCGTAGTGCAGTAAACCATGTTGACAAAACTATTAACAATTATGTTGACAGAGGAACAACATATGTAAGAGACGCATTTAGACAGAGAGTTATTAACCCTATTGAGAAACTACAGAAAGAGAATCGAGAAAAATGGGGAAACCCTTTTTCTCGTTCTTTTAATAAAACGGCTGACCCTAACTATCTGAAACAACAGCAGATAATGAAGTCACAAGCCGATAGGGAGAAAGAAAAGAAACAGCGAGAGGAAGCAAGGAAGAAACTAGAGAGTACAAAGGCTTTTAAGGACGCAATGAAAACACCTATGAAAGCTGATTTACCGCTAGGCGAAACACCTATTTCCGTGTTCAATAAGGCACAAAAAGCCAAACTTAATGAGGTTGTTAAGGTTGACGGAAAAGCTATAAAAAGGGAACAGCTTTTAAAGGATAGACAAGCATTAAAGAGCGGAGTTGCTGACAATAAAGCTATTGAGCGAATTAAGTTAGCGAACGCAAAGGAACACCCTAACGCTTCTTATATCTCCAACAAAGCAATTGAGGGAATACCAGGTATTAAGGGTTTAGAAAAACTCGCAGGAGACGACGGGAAAGCCGCAAAAATTGCTCGTGATAACTCTAGTGCACTAGCAAAACCAATAGGTACTGCTGCTGAACTAGGTATGGGTATGCTTGCTTTTGGTGGAGCAGAAGAACCTGCAAAGGCACTATTTAAGAAGATTGCCCCAAACGCAGTTAATGGAGCAAGGCTAAAGGTTGGCGAAAAACTTGCCAATTCTAGGTTCGTTAAGAGTGCTGCTAGAAAAGAACTTATGAGAGTTGGCGAAAAGGTTACAGAAGAAAACCTAAAGAAAGCGGCAATGAAGCATGGACTTTATCTTGCTGACAAGCTAGGTGCAGACGCAGCCATCAACTCAACAGCAGGAGCAATTGATGATATATCACAAGCATATGCGGACTCTGATAATGCGAAAGAGTTTAAGAAGAACCTAGCTACTAATGCTGCCTTAAACTGGGGATTAGGTGGAGCAGTTACTCTAGGCGGCGATGTTGTTAGAGGACTGCGAGCAGGAAAGAAGTTAAAAGAACTTGACCGACTAGGCAAACTTGCTGATGAACATATCTCCGCAAGTGATGTTGATAGTGTTCTTGAAAAAATAGGCAAGAATAATGCTAAAAAGGGAGAGAAACAGCTTGCTGAATCATTAGACGGACTAGGTGAGAAAATCGCTAAAAAGGTCGAAAAAAACGAGCCTGAAATTTCCGTTTTAAGGCGAGAAAATGAGGGTAAAGGTATCATAAGACCTTTAAAAAATGAGGAAAATTCCGTAAATCTTGAACCTAACAAGATAAAGGACGATGTATCTGACTTAATCAGAAACAAGGAAGATTTTTCTGTAAAAAAGGCTGATGATAATAGCGACCTCATTCGTGAAACATCGTACACAAAGAATAGTCCTGAAACATACGCAAGCCTTGATGAGGATATACCTTTTGACGCACCAAAGAAAAAAGTCAAGGGGGTTAATAATGAACCGCCTCTAAAAGCAAGTGCAATATCTGATGAGCCAAACCTTAAATCAGTAAGTGATGAGAGGGCAACAATCGAGCAGATGAACACTCGTATGAAAGAGGAACGCAAGGCTATCGAGGGTATAAAAAACATAGACGAGAAGAAGAACGCACTCAACGAGTTCAACGCAAAGCTAGAAAAGCAGAAAGCCGTTCAGAGTGAAGCTGAAAGAATGGCACATAGTGGTGATAAAGAGGGCGCATATAGGCACATCGTTGGAAATTCACCATTTAGCGAGGTGAAAAACGTAGCTGACGATGTACATGTTAAACCTACTGCTGATGTTGATAACTCTGTTAAGCATGTGGATAACTTTGCTGATGATGTGGCAAATAACCACGTTTATGCTGATGATATTCACGCAAAAGCAAGCACAGAGCCTAAAGCAAAGATTGAAGCCGACTTTGAAAAAGAGGTAAATATCCCAAAGTTTAGCGATGAGGAATTAGAGCGTCTAACAAGGGAGCATGACGAGAACCTAACTCATTTAAGCGAAGCAGAAATGCAGCAGAACGTAAGGGATATCAAGGCTACAAGAACAAAGGAAAAGTTTACATCAGAGGCACTAACTAGCGAACTGAATAGACCACAGAGCGCATACAGCCGTGAACTATTAGAGGACGCAAGAGCGAGAGGACTTGCTGACTATGATGTAAGCCATGCAAAACTAGAGTATGGCAAGGCAGTAAACAGAGTTCAGGACGACGCAAATGGGGTTTATCACTCACTTATCAAAAAGTATCGTGATGAGAGAAGTGGATATGTTATTGATGATTTAGCAGACGCACTCGTTTTACAAGAACACCTAAAGAAAATAGGTATGCACCAAGAGGCAGCAAACGTATCACTTGTTCTCGTAGATATGATGGATAAGTGGGGTAAATTTGGTGCACTTGCAAAAGGCATGAAATGGCTAACACCAAAGGGCAGAGAGGCTATTGTTGAACGTAAACTAAAAGGGATTGCAGAGGACGGGGGAATATCGTTTGACTCTCTAAAGAGCCGTATTCCAAACTATGAACGCAGAATGCAAGACATAATGACCGAACAGAACGAGGAACTAATAAACAAAAAGGTGAACGCAATGTATAGGTCGAGTATGAAGTTTACGGACTTTACAATGGGGCAGACCTTACGGAACATGCGAATTTTAAGCATGTTATCAGGTCCCAGAACTGACGCTATAAACATCATAAGTAACGCAGTAAACTCAACGGCATTATTCGTGAAAGACGATTTACAGTATTTCCTTGAAGGTGCAATGCACAAAGCAGGACTTATTGACGAGAGAAAAACAGGGTTTGTAAGACTTGACGAAGTGCCAAAATTTATGAGCACCGTTAAAACATACGGCAAGGAAATTGACAACTACATCAAAGCTGATATTAGCGAATTAATCAATGCAGAGGTTAAGTATGCTGACGGCTCGAAGATTGCAGGAGAAGATTTAAGTCGCAGAGAGTACATCAAGGGTACTGGTGATATGCGTGGTGGCATGCAGAAAGTTGGCAGAGTAGTTCAAGTCGCTAACGAACTGCGTGGAAAGACCCTTAATTGGGGTGATGAAGTGTTCGCTACATTTGCCTACAAGAAACAGTTTTATAGCTATTTAAAGCTACACAACTTTGACAAGGTGGGTAAAACGGCACAAGAACAGCTTATCCAAAAGGCAAGGCTACACGCTGTTGAATCAGCAAAAGAAGCAACTTATCGTGAAGCGAACAAGTTAGCTGATTGGTTAAACCAAGTTACGGCTGTAGGGCTAAAGAAAAATGCAGGTTTTGGCAGACGCATAGCTTCTCTAGCTGTTTCTACCAAGTTCCCATTTATCAAGACCCCTTTAAACGCAACAAAGCAAATGGTGAATTATACACCTGAGGGTGTAATTGAGGGGCTAGGTAGGTTCGCACATGCAAAACGCCAATACAACGAAGTTTACAGAAAAGTAGTCCAAGAATATGGATATAAAGTTGGTGATAAATTACCTGAAAGTGTCGAGAAGAAGATAAAAGCAATCGCAAAAAAGGAAGTTGAGCCTTTATACATGGAAGCAGCTAACAAACTTTGTAGGGGTGCGACTGGTTCAATGGCATTTCTAGTTGGCTTCAACATGCAAGGTTATGACCCTGACCTATCTGACGGATTTTCCGTCATTACCGATAGTGGCACAGATGAAAAGGAAGCTAAATATTATAAAGGGCTAGGCGCACAAGACTATTCTATAGTCCACAAAAAGGGCGATAAGACTACATCAACCAAGCTGAACCTATCACTACCTATTTCCGCTTCATTCTTTGTTGGTGCAAAAATAAGACAAGTTCTATATGGCGATGACAATGCAGAGGACGGAATGAACATGTTTGACGGACTAGACAAGTTCATTGGAGTTGTTGGTGCTTGCATAGAACCGATAGTAAGTTCCTCTTGCTTTACTGGTATTACCGATACGATAAACGATGTTAAGCAAGCAAAGAACCAAAACCCATTCACAGCGATTGTTGCGTCAATGGTAAAGGGGTATATAACGCAGTATATACCTGCAATATCAAGGTCAATTTCAAAGGCAACAGCACCTTATGATTTTGATTATCAAGGAACAGCAGGCACTACTGGGGGTAACAGTTGGGAGTTCTTTGCAAATGGCATTGTTGGTGCAATACCCGGTGTCAATAGAAATCTTGCACCAAGAGTTGATGTAAACGGAAATGTTGTTGGAGAGGTTAAGAACGGCAAGGATAGAGCATGGCGAATATTTGACGCATTTTTCAATCCATTTCCTACTACTGATGTTAAAGTCGATGATGTTGCCAAAGAGAACGTAAGGCTTTACAGAAAGCAGAAAGCACTTGACCTAGCAATGGGAATTAACCCTGAAAACAGCCGTGCAGGAGATATATTACCGAAGAATCTGACAAAGAACGAGATAAATATATCGAGAGCACTAGGCAAGGAAAATGCAATCCGCATGAAGTTAGACAAGTTCGAGCGTGCAGAGTATAACAAAACTCGTGCAAAAGACGGAAAAGATATTGTTGAACAGCTATTAGATAGCCGTTACTTCAATAGGCAAGGTGCTTTAAGAAATCCTAACGTGCCGTCATACAGCATGAAAGATAAATTTAATCTAAAGGAACTATCAGGGGCGAAAAGTACCAATGACGCAATGAAGTGGTTAGCTAAACAGCCTGCGTATATACATGCTAGTGATAGCGACAAGTACGAAATGAGGAAAGCTGTTTACACCAAGTTCAACACCAAGAACGCACAGAAAAATGTGTATGTAAATGTTAAGGGCAAGAGTGCTGCTGATTGGGCATACACGCAGTTGAGTGCTAAAATGCGAGGACTTGTTGATAGCGGAGTTATCACAAAGAAACAAGCAGCCGACTTTGTTGCAGGCACACAAAGTGACGCAAGGATTAAGAGTAACAATCCTAGATACAACGGAGAGCATTACAACCGCCCATATTGGCGAGATATGAACGCATATCTTGCGTCAAGAGACGATTTAACAGAAGAACAGAAACGTGAGTTGTTTGACGCCAACAACAGCAACAAGAAATACCATTATGGCGGTGGCGGTGGTTCTTATGGTAAAAGCCACAAGAGATACGGCAAGAGAAGAAGTGGCGGATTTAGACGGAGCGGTGGCAAGAGCCGTAAGGTTAAATCACCAATCAAGCCTAGCAAATTCAAGGCAACAAAGCAGAGTTATGGCAAGGTTGCTAACAGTTCTGTTTTATCGAGAGGAACTAAAGTATCACTTGATAGTGTTGTGCCTAAAGCACCACTACCAAAGAAGAAAGGGGAGTAACGCATGGCAGTAAAACGAGGAACAACACCTATATACACATTAAATGTAGGTGGCAAGAGCCTAAAGAAGTGCAAGGTATTTGTCACATTTGAGCAAGACGGAAAGGCAATCACAAAGACTGGTGATGATATTGATGTCGAGAACAAAGTTGATGAAAACGGAGAGCCGTTAAGTGTCATAAGTGTATCGCTAACTCAAAGCGATACACTAGGGTTTGACACAGGAGTTGCAAGGGTTCAAGTTAACTGGATAGACCAATTAGGCAACAGAGGTGAAACGGATATAGAGACAATTAATTTCGAGCCTACACTACTTGACGAGGTGATACGTTATGAGTAACGAGATAACACTAAACATTGGCGAGAACACAGAACGTGTGACCATGCACCCTAAAGTCCAAGATAGGTTTTACGTTGGCGCAAAAGCTAAAGTAGAACAGTTAGACAACGGAGTTAGAGTAACAACAATGGATAAGGACGGCACAACAACAGCGACAGTCTTTAATGGTAAAAATGGAGTTGACGGTGTAAATGGTGTAGGCATTGAACACATTGATTTTAACGGATACACCATGAACATTAGGCTAACCAACGGAGTTAGTATTCAGTCCGTTAGCTTGCGAGGTGAAAGGGGAGAAGTTGGCGAACGTGGCGCAGGAATTAAAGAGGTTAGGCAGAATAGTGACTACACTTTAACTCTAGTGTTTGAGGACGGACACGAATTTACAACTGGGGTACTGCGAGGTGAAAAGGGAGAACGTGGCGACTCGGGACTATTTGACCCTATACTATCTGAAAGTTCAACAAACGCAGCACAGTCGAGAGCAATCAAGGCTTATGTAGACAATGCAATAAGCGGTGTAGCAGGATTGAGTTCGATGATTGTTGATAGACTACCAAGCGTTGGTAAGAATGGAGTGCTGTATCTCCTTACAGACCCACAGAGCGAAGATAATCAGTATGACGAATATTTGTGGATAAACAGCACAAAGAAGTTTGAACGAATTGGTGCTACAAGTGTTGATTTAAGTAGATATGCAAGAATGGACGATGTAGAGGGTATTTTTACATCAGTTGTTAATTCTTTTGAATTAAAAGTTGACAAGGAAAGTGGCAAGGGCTTGTCCTCAAATGACTTTACGGACGCCATGAAGAACAAACTAAACCGCATATCTGACGGAGCAACAAATGTTTCAAGGGAAACTGTTTATGATTGGGGTTTCGCTACACTGGGAAGTGTAGAGGTCGATAACGAGGTTAGGACACTATACAAAAGACTATCAAATAACACACTTAATATTTAATCAAAAGGGGGTATCTTATGAACGCAATTAGCTCAATTCTAAAGTTTATCGGTGGAAAGATTGAAACGCAGGACAACTTCAAAAAGGGAGTGACTGACGGAACATATGCTGTAAACGATGTAAAGATTAATGACAGCAACCTTGAAATGGATATGAAATCATTATTTAAGAACGATGATATATCTGTTTAATGCGTGTGTGTAAAGGAGAAAAGTAAATGATTAGTTTAGTAAAAACACTCAAAGCAATTAAGAACATGCTTGTCGCAACTAACAGTAAACTAGAGAAAGCGGAAGTCATGGATATTTTATGGGAAAATCCGTCTCCGTCCGCTAGTTTCAGTTCGCAGTCTATTTCTGTTAGCGGTGACTATACCGAATATGTGATTGTGACGAACGGATATACGAGTGAAACTGCATACAGTTCGTTCAGACTAAAAAGGGGCGAATCAGTAAATCATTGCTCTGTATCAATTGGAGAGAATAACACCAACAACTTTTGGTGTAATCGCAGACGCTTTGCAAGTAGCGGTTCAGGTTCTAGCCACATAATTTCAGTTGGTAGTGGAGCATATAAGTCGCAAGGATATACAACACTATCATCTTCCGATGTTTCAGAGGTTCCTGTAAGAATTTACGGAGTTAGAAAACTGGGGGGCAGATAGGTGAATGGATATATGTGGATAGTACCAATTTTTTCCACATTGCTAGGCGGTAGTGTGATGAGTTTCGTTCAGTTCCTCATTATTAGGCACGATGAGAGCAAGAGAAAGCTAATACCAGTTGATAAGTTTGATAAGTTGGTATCGCTCACACTTGCTCAAGTCCAAGCGAGATTAGTATTAAACGGTGATATATTTTTGCGCAGAGGTTCAATCACAGCTAGAGAACGTGCGATGTATTTTGATGTTTATAACAAGTATCGTTCTCTGGGTGGAAACGGTTATGCAGAATCGATACATAAAGATGTTATGAACTTGCCAATTAGTGATGTTGGAGTTGATTTAAAAGGGGAGAAGATATGAGAATTAATTGGAAACAAAGGTTTAGAAATTATGGGTGGACACTAACATTTATGTTAGGACTAGTTGCGATGTTCTATCAGTTAGTAAAGGTGTATGAAGCCGCTAAAAGCGGACTACCACCACAGGAACTACTTGAGGAAACAGCTAAAATGCTTGCCACATTGCTAGTAAACTTAGGTATACTCGCAGACCCCACTACAAAAGGGTTTAATGATAGTGCAAGGGCAATGAGTTACGGAGTACCGACAGATAAACTAAATACATCAGAAATCGAAAAGGGATTGAAAAATGCAGAGGTGCTAGATAATGGGGAAAAGAGAGCAGATAGTTAATACAGCAATACGTTACAACGGAATGTCTTTCAAGGGCGGTTCACACCGCACCTTGATTGACGAATTTAATAAATATAAGCCTGACGGTTGGGCAATGACTTACACGGCTAACTTTTGTGCGGCTTGTGCCTCTGCAATAGCTTATTTATGCGGGGTAGGAGATGCCTACCCTTGCTCTGCTAACGTAAGCACAATCGTAAATAAGGCTAAAAATATGGGTATATGGGTAGAGAATGACGCTTATGTACCAACTAGCGGTGACTGGATAGTCTATGCGTGGCAAGATAGTGGCAGAGGCGACAATACTACAGGTGCAAGTCACGTTGGCATCGTTGTTTCCGCAGGCGGTGGATATATCAACGTATTTGAGTTCAATATCCACAACAACCACTCAACTGGATATAGAAAAATACCAATCAACGGACAATTTATCAGAGGGTTCGTTGTGCCGAACTTTCAGACTTACGGTTGGGTTCAGGATAGTCACGGTTGGTGGTACAGAAATAAAGACGGCACATATCCAAAGAGTGGTTGGAAAAACATTGATAACGAGTGGTACTACTTCAACAGCGGTGGCTATGCAGTTAAGGGTTGGAACGAGATTGACGGTAAGTGGTATTATTTCAACTCTGATTGTAAGATGGTGACTGGTTGGGTAAACCTAAATGACCGTTGGTTCTACCTATCATCAGACGGTAGCCTATATGCTAATGGGCTACACGAGATAGACGGCAAGACGTACTATTTCGATAAGGACGGAGTGATGCGTACTGGTTGGGTGCAGGTCAACGATGATTGGCAGTATTTTAATTCTGACGGCTCTAGAGTCGATAAGGGTATCGTTAAGGGTGACAGCGTTTATATTATCAAGGACGGAAAATTGGTTGTAGACGATAAGGTTGAAGTAGCCGCAAACAAGAGCGGTGAGGTGTCGGTGGTATAACATGCAGATATTTAATGATATAGCCATATTTTTCAGCGAAGCACACTACACAGCCGTGCTAGACGCCATAGGTTGGAGTATGTTATAATTATCTCATCGGGCAGTGTGATGCCCTACCGTGTACACGTGAGACGTCGAGATTGAGAGGGTCGCTCCCTCTCTTTTTTTGTTGGCTTTTCTAACTTTATTAAAAACAGCAAAACAAAAAGGGTTAACCATACGGCTAGCCCCTTGTGTTGCTTATGTACATATTGTGACAGCGATATACTCTAACTTGCGTTGATGAGTTGTCTGCCACTAGCAGTTTTAATCACGGCAGTCGCTGTTACCTCGTATCGGTGAGGACAGTTAGCTACCGCTACATTATTGCATGGTGCTGATAAAAGACCATGTGTGACGTGACACACGTCATTTGCTAGTTGACAATAGGCTCGAAAGACACTATTGTACGTTCACAAATATTATACACTTTTACAGTAAGTTGTGCAATAAATTCGTGACTTTTTCGTGACTTTTTGTCCGATGTTTGTGGTTTACTGCGATTTTATCAAAATCAAAAACGTTGATATTTCAATGGTTTTATAACGCAACCATACGCAATCAATATATACTGTTAGGGTTCAAATCCCCCTCTCTCCGCCATAAAAAATAGGTAGCACTTTATGTGCTGCCTATTTTTTATGTAAAGACAGGGATTTGAATCCCCAGGGGTTCTGCGGACCTAGCCCCCAATGCCGAGCGAAGAGAGGCAGAGGGATGGCAGGTCCCAGACACAGACCGTCCGCGATTGGCGAGCAACTAAAGATAAAAGCGAAGCCAGAGAGGAAACGGTCGAGCTGCAAAATCCCCCTCTCTCCGCCATAAAAAATAGGTAGCACTTTATGTGCTACCTATTT